TATAGAATTTATTCTGATCGAAAAAAATGCTTCAAATTGAGCGGCTTGTTTTTTAGATATTTTATCCAATTCGGATTTTGGAATTGTTGACGGCGCTGATAAGATTTCTTGGGCAAGCTGTTTCGTATAGTGTGATACTGTTTTGGCCCACGTTGCAAAGTGCTTTGCAATTTCCCCTTCGGTTTCATCTCTAAAATCCTCTCCGTAATAATATGTTACAATATTTTTAATAATTAAAATTTCATTTTTAAGGTATTGTAAAACTTTTTGTATACCAAAAAGATGACCATAGCTAGTATGAAGAACAGCTAACTCATACTCTTTTACCAAAGCTCTGCAAGATCTGCACCTGTGCCTTTGCGCGTATGCATATTCTTGGTAGCAGATAAAATTTGGATATTGCTCTACCTGATTAAAGAAATCATGCGATTTTTTTTGTGTGTCTTTTATTACCGCTTTGTGTGCTTTCTCTAAGTCAATATTTATATATGGATTTATGTTAACTAATTCTAGATTTTCTTCTATTTCAGAAATCATTTTTTTTACATTTCTTTCGCATTCAAAAACAAAAGAACGTATTTCAGATATTGGAGTGTTTGACGTAATATTATTGTATTTTATTAATGTTGAATATGGATCTAATTCTTTTCCTCTATCGGCCAAAGAATTCAAACTAGAAGTGTTGGATTGTACGTCAGCAAAAACGTCTTCAATTGCGCTTGATTGCCCTAAACCATACTGTGCCATTTTTGTTCCTTAAAAAACTTTTCTTTTTATTGGAGCACTTGCTCTTCTGTTAAAACTTTTTTTAAAAGCTGTACGTACTCCTATTTTATCAGTTCTACTTGCAATAGATGTATCTTGTTCGTCTTCTTTATTTTTTCCAGGAATAAAAAAAGTATTTGAAAAAGAACTAGTTTTATTAGTAAATTTAGCTTTATGTAAATCATTATAATTTTCAGTTATGGCTAATAAGGCTAGCATCAGAGCGTCGTGTGCGTGGTCTTGTGCAGTTCCACTGGCCTCAAAAACTGGCCTACCAGTTTGAGTTGTTCTTAAAACTATGTATGAAATAAGCTGCATATATAGCTCATCATCTTTTTCTGGCATAACTAAAACTTCTTTTTCCAAATACTGCCTTAAATTATCAACCATATATGGTTTGATTTCTTTTTTTACTGGCATTTTTGTATAAGGATCTCTTATTTCTATTGTTTCTGCAAAACTTATTCCTTTAACCTTTTGTTTTAGTCCGGAAATTGGATTTTCTACACCATACTTATGGAGAAGTTCTACCTGAACTTCTCCAAATCCTCTATCTACATAAATGTGTTTAGGTTGAAATATGTCGTTTAGCTGAACTATTCTAGATACTGCTTTTGTCAATGTATATTCTGATCTCTCAATTTCTTCTCTAAAACATACTCTAACTTTATTTTTAAATCTTTCATCTTCATATGAATCTGAACATATTTCAAGAACAACTATATTTGTTCCTGCACCATATTTATCCCAATCAACTCCCATGACAAAAAAACTTCTTGCGGAAGTCATCTCAGCAACATAGTCCCAACTGGGACTTATAAAGGCTTTGTCAACAAATTTTCTTGGATATACTCCTTCTGCGTCTTCTCCCCAGTCTGCCTCTATTTCATGCCTATAGCCTATTTCGGAATATTGCTCCCTAAACTCATCCTCTTGTTCTTTTGAAAAAAACGGATTGCAATAAGATGGAAACCAAAATTCTTGAAACCTAGAACTTCTACACCATTCCCAAAATCTCTCTCTTCTACCAGTTGGAGTAGAAGCTCCAATTAAAACTTTATCAGGTTGATCTTCTGCTGTTTTTTGTAGCATTGCATATAGTGCGTCTAGATCATCTGTGTGCATGTAGTCCATTTCATCTAGAACAATTACATGAGCTTCTTGACCACGAGCAACATCTGATTTTCCACCAGATCTCATTCCAGAAGTAAAAAATCTAATTGTTGATCCATTTGTAAATTGAATCATAAATTGTGGAGATGTAACTTTTCTAGAAATAGAATTCATTACTATTTCATTTTTTGATGCAAGCCTTAAAATTTCTTGATATATTAATTCAACGTGAGATTTCATTGGTGCAACAACAAGACATCTTCCGTCTTTATGCGTGTAGCTATAATGCAACAAATATATTGCCATACTAAACGTTTTACCAAGACGCCTACCTGCTCTTAATACTTTTCTAAGTGAAGGATCTCTTAATATAAGAGTTTGATAAACTCTTGTCTCTGCGTTTAAAAAATGTTTTGCCCATATACAAGGATCTTTTGCTATGTGAATTTGTCTTTGTTGCTCTGCCGAAATTCCAAGATCTAAAAGATCAACATCAACCTCAAAAGGTTCATCTACCAATAAAGATAATTCTCTATTTGTTAAAGGCCTTTGCTCTACGGATGAACCATCTGCCCAACTTAAATGTTTAAGTTTATTTTCAAATACCCATTCTATTCTTTTTATTTGCTTAACAGTTTCTATATCTTGAAGTTTTATTATTTCTAATAAATCTTCTCTTGAAAGTTTAGATAAGCTTTCTCTAAATTTATTTGTTTTTGAAGAAATTGATGTTGTCATATTTATCCAAAGTGTGCCGCTAACATTGAAGCCTCTGATCCAAGCAAGCTCCTGGCATTTAGTCTTGAGTTTTGTATGGCCATTACCCCCCTGGATCTTGAAGTTGCTGCCACCTCATTGTCTCTATAACCTGCTCCAAATATTGGCTTGTTGATTGTTCCTTGCAAAGACTTAAACGCATCTTTTGCAAAATTAACTTGCGCCATAGCAAGACTGCCAACACCTTTTCCTATATCGTAAAAAAGAGTAGCGTACATAGCAGCGTTGAAAGCTGTTCCTATTGGCTTAGCATACGTTGCCAGTGTTCTTCCTGCAGAACGTGCTGCTGTTGAATATGACCTTTCTCCTATTGCTTTAGCAAATATTTTTCGATTTACTTCTCTAAGCCCCTTTATATCATCTGCTCCTAATAAGCCAGATGCTCTTGCGGCTCTTGCTGCATCGTCTGCGGTATCTACGAGGCTAAGATCTTTTGCAAGTGCACTAGTTGCTCTTGTCATGGTCCCAGTTCCTACAAATTCGCTTCCTGCTCCACCATAAATTCCTAAATAATTTAATGCGTTCTCTGTCAATGTTCCTGCGGCAGACGCTGCAATTCTTCTAGATCTTCCGCATAAGTGCTAGCTCTGATCTTATGGCATCGTCGTAAATAGTAGATGTTCTTGCTATATTGAGTTCGTCTGCCATTGTTCCAACAGCTCTTACTGTAGGAGCTGGTCCTCCACCAGGTACAGCTGCACCAATGTCATCCAAATAACTTAAATGGGCTGCTCCAATAGTCACTCCATGTTCCGTAGTTCTAGCAGCTTCGATGACATTTCTTACGGCTTGACTTCCGCCGGCTTTATGTAATAAAAGTGTATTTTCATCAAGTGTTGCCAATCGTTTAGTTGCTTTTGCTGCTCTTCTTCTAGCTGCTCTAGCTTTTATTGAATTATCTAATGGAGAAAAAGTAAATGATTTAGCTACAGCCCTTTCATAGTCTATTGTTCTGAACATTGTATTTGCTCGACCCAAAAGACCGCCAGTATACAAAGGCCTTTCATCTGCTGTAGAATAACTGGCTGTTCCTCCAAAAGACCTTCCTCTTATTGTTCTAGGCCCTGTTGTTGTACCAGTTGTTGTTGCCCCAGACCTATCTCTAAGAAAAGCTCCAAATCTATTATTTCTTCCAGCCAACAGATTAACAAGATATGCTGTTCCCTGAAATGGTGTGTAAAGACCGGCAACACCCACGTCTCCACCTAATCTTGCAACTGAATCATACCTAAAAGGATTAAGATGAGCTAAAATTCTAGGCTTAAAAGATTTTCCAGCCCTTTCGAATTCAAAACCTAACGATCTACCCAGCGCATATCGGCTATTGTCCAACATTTCTGTTCCGACAAACGCACCAGCTCTTCTTGCAAGAAACGGCTTGACTCTAGGCATAGAACTATAAGGAATTGGTGATGGACCTCTGGGAGATGTCAAAAGATGTCTTGGACCAGCCGTTGCGGCTCGACCAGCCGCAGACCTTGCTCTACGAACCGTTGATCTAAATCTTCCTGGGGTCATTGGAGTTGTTGGAGTATCTAAATAACCCCCTCTAAACATTGTGTTTGCAAATTTATGAGATCCCATTGCAAACATCTGCCCGACATTTGGAAGCATATCCATAGTAGATTCAAAAGGGGAGCTCATTACCTGGCCTGTTACTGGATCAATCTGTGCCATAATTTAATTTTACCCTCCCCTCCTTGTATTGTGTGCGCCCAACACTATCTCTCCTCTTGCATTTAATCTGTCTGCATTTAGCAGAGATTTATTGTAGAATGGAGATTGATTTAATATTTGATCATTTGCCCTTGCTGTAGAATAGGCTACTTGAGCAGATCCTGCAACTCCTGTTGCTCCACCTATAAATGCGCCTAGTGCCGCACCGCCCATTGCCATTGCGCCAATTGGTGCTAACAAAC